GCATTACGTAAATGGGATTGCTAAGGAGAACTACATGAAATGTGCAAATTGCAGTAATCAGGCTGCCTACGTTTATGAACCAACGGCAGGGCATGTAATTCCCTATTGCATTGCAGACATTCCTTCCTTTTTAAAACCACAATTAAAAGCAGGGTATTTGAAAAAAGCCGAAGGTTTTGACGATTTTCTAACAGAAGCCATTAATACCGTAACCGAATCCGTAGTAGAAACCGAACCTGTTGTAGAACCTGTTATTGAGGAAGAGCCAGAAAAAAAGGCTCCAGTTAAGAAAACAAGTAAAAAAGCATCAGCCGTTCATGCTGATGCAGAATGAAACTTATAAGAAAATTTGCTATACAGGGACACCAAGTTCCTGAAAGTGCTCATAGACCTGTAGGACCCTTTCCACCAGAGGTTTTGGAAAAACCGATGATGGAAGTCAGTAACGAACATTCGGACTCCTTACACGAAGCACTCGATACTGTCCGTCTATTTAGATGTCGCGACTGTGACGAGGTGTTGAACAGGGAGCAACTTAACAACCACACATGTGAGGAAGAAGAAATATGGCAGTAAACAACAACGGTAACCTTTTGGATACCGCAGGTGAAGTAGCAATTGACTTTGTATGGGGCAACATGCCTATGCAACCAAACGATGCTCGCCCAAACACAGCAGCAGGTCGTCTAGACCCAGCACTTGATAACCACATCATCGCTCTTTCAGGATGGGGCGGATACCCACAATTCACAGCAAACTCTGCTGGAGAAGATGTAGCAGGAGCAACTGACTACGTACTCGTACCTTCAGTACTAGGTCTTACAACTGCACTTGCAACTGACGCAATGAAGGACGCATCACTCGTTCCTACAACTGCATCAGGAGCAACTAATACAGCAACACAACCTACACGCATTAACGTAACTGCAACTACTGCAGCAACCGTTTATGTATCAGGTGGAACTTCAACATGGCCTGTAGGCACTAAGGTCACAATCGCTTCAGGAACAGGTATCCCAACAGCACTTGTTGGTACATGGTCTGTAACTAGCGGTAGCGGAAGCACACTTGTTATTGCAGGTTCAGGTTGGACAGTTGCTGACACAGGTGCAATTACACCTGGAACAGCACTTACTGGTACAGCAGGAACAATTAAGACTCAATCAGTTGCAGCAGGTGCAAACAACACAGCACCAGGTGCAGCCGTAACAATTACTCCTTGGGCAGCAGCCTCCTAATTAAGGATTAATTAATGGCAAGGGCAGCAAACTCTGGTAGCGGAGGACGCAGAACAGCACGTTCTGTAGGTCCATCTGCAGAAGAGTTGTCTGCAATGCTTGACCCAACTCGTGAGTACTACGGTATTAGCGAGAAGGAAACTCGTGCTGTGTCACGGCTACTGGGAGATGTTAGAGGAAAACGGATTAATCCGTTCCAAAGCCTTCCAGTAGCCGTTGGCACAGACTTTTATGATGCGTTAGCCATCTTTGAAGATGATGATGAGTACGAGGATTTAGAGGACGACGTAACGGCGGGAACGTACTACGACCCTTATTACTACCCAAATTATGCTGATGAAGACCGTGATGGTTACGATGCTCCAGCCCCTATTTCAGTATTGCCGACTTCTACAACCAATTATCAAAGACCACGCACAGTTGCTGCTGGTTATGACAAAGACCGTCAGACTTTAACCGTTGTTTTTAGAGACGGATTGTTTTACAACTATTACGAAGTCAGTCCTTCAGAGTGGACTCGTTTTAAGTCGGTAACTTCTAAAGGCCGATTTATTATTCAGTATTTAGATTCAAAACCAAGAGGCTACGCCGATATGGGTAAGATGCCTTACTATGCTCGTGAAACCCTATATCGCATTGTCCGTACAAATCAGATATTCTTTAAGGGTCATCAAGGTCTTATTCCTGATGAAAAGTACACAGGTAAACGTAAGCCCGCCACAAAAGCAAGCAAACCTAAAACAACCGCATTAAAGTCAAGCAAGGGTAATAAAAAGAAACGGTAACTAATGCCAAAGGTACACAAACTCGGACCACACGTCTTTGCACAAGTAATCTATCAACCACTTCAATGGGGTAACAAGATAAAAGTAAAGGGTTGGACTCAAGAAATTGAGCCTCCCTATAGATTTGCTGCCCCTTTAATGGTTAGACTTCCCTTCAAATACGTTCTAGTATTAGGTAAGTGGCAAGGAACTAAAGAAGAAGAAGAAGCATTAAATTCGGCACTATTACGGAGAGATGTAACTTATGATGATTTTACGGAAGAAGCAGGATGGCTACCACCCCCAGACGAAGATTCAGAAAAGGATACATAAACTACCTACTTCAGAGTTAGTTTCTTGGTCTGAAAACGCTCTGTTTGTAATTGGGCGAGATTTAACTTCTTGGCTAAAAACCAACGATAAGGCTTTTTTAAATGAAGTAGAGTTAGGTGCAGAAGCACTTTACGAAATAGTTCAAGAACTTAAGCGTCGCTCTTAGGGTTATGTTATGCTTATGTTGTCTCCCTCTCTCAGACGCGGGCAGCCCACCATTGGTGGGCTTTCCTGTTTAAGGCACTATGAAACCTATTGATTTTGATGATGAACAGTTCGAGGAAATTACTCCCGAACTTTACTCTTCAGACGACGAAGAAACAGAACTTCCTTCTGAAGACGACGAGTTAGATGAACTATCGCAACAGTTTGTTGAAAAACTGATTGATAAAATTCTTGACTTTTTAAAAGTTTTAGTTGGTCATGACTTACACCCATACCAAAAACCTTTAGCACGTCGAATTATTGAGTCCGTAATAATTAATGACGGTGAAGAAATAACCGCACTTGCTGCACGTCAGTCAGGTAAATCAGAAACTGTTGCAGACACTGTTGCAACATTAATGATTCTTTTACCTCGTCTTGCAAAACTGTATCCAGACTTACTTGGTAAGTTTAAAGATGGGTTATGGGTTGGATTGTTTGCTCCAACAGAAGGACAGGCAGAGACTTTATTTGGAAGAACAGTTACTCGTTTAACTTCTGAACGTGCTTTAGAAGTTTTAGGTGACCCTGAAATTGATGACTCTGCTGCACGTATTGGCGGTGTTACACGAATGATTAAATTAAAGAAATCAGGCTCAACCATTACAATGATGACTGCTAACCCACGTGCAAAAATTGAATCTAAATCTTTCCATTTAGTTGTTATTGACGAGTGTCAGGAGGCAGATGACTTTGTTGTATCAAAATCTATTAGCCCTATGCTTGCTTACTATGCAGGAACTATGGTTAAAACAGGCACTCCAACTACAAGTAAAAACAATTTTTACAGAGCCATTCAATTAAACAAACGTAGACAAACTACTAGAGGTTCACGACAGAACCATTACCAGTGGGATTATCGAGAAGTCTCTAAGTACAACGAAAATTATCAAAAGTTCATTAAAAAAGAAATGCTTCGTATTGGCGAAGACTCTGATGAATTCCAAATGTCGTATTGTTGTAAATGGCTCTTAGAGCGAGGAATGTTTGTTACATCTGGAGTAATGGATGAACTTGGCGATACTTCTCAAGAGATTGTAAAGGTTTGGCACAAAACTCCTGTAGTTGTAGGAATTGACCCTGCTCGTAAATTGGACTCCACTGTTGTAACTGTTGTGTGGGTGGACTGGGATAGGCCAGATGAATTTGGGTATTTTGAACATCGAGTTTTAAATTGGCTTGAAATTCAAGGAGATGACTGGGAAGAACAGTATTTCCAAATTGTAAACTTTTTAAGTAACTACGATGTACTAGCAGTCGGTGTTGACGCAAACGGTGTTGGAGATGCTGTTGCTCAACGTTTAAAACTTCTTTTACCTAGAGCAGAAGTTGCTTCAATTACATCTAGCCCAACAGAGCAGTCACAGCGTTGGAAACACCTTCAAGCCTTAATTCAAAGACGAATGATTGGATTTCCAGCACATGCCAAGACTAGAAGGCTTAGAACCTGGAAAAGGTTCTACCAACAGATGGTTGATGCCGAAGTCCAGTACAAGGGCCCTAACTTCCTAGTTGCGGCTCCAGACGAGTCTTATGCCCATGATGACTACGTAGATTCGCTTTCTATTG